TACCGGTACTATTAACCAAAATCAAACTCGGATTAATGGGTTAAATACTAAGCTCACTCAAGAGAATGATACTACTGAAGACGAAGCAAAACTCAATGAGTTATACGAATCATTGAATGAAAATACTACTAAATCAGCTGAGTATAGTGAAGGTTTAAGTTATTGTAATACGTTAGAAAGTTTACTCAAAGACGGCGGAATCAAAGCAAAAGTAATAAAGCAGTATCTGCCTGTGATGAATAAGCTGATTAATCAGTACCTGCAAGTACTAGACTTTTTTGTATTATTTAATATTGACGAAAGCTTCAACGAAACTATTCGATCACGCCACCGTGATGATTTTTCATATAGCTCATTTTCAGAAGGCGAAAAGTCACGTATCGATCTTGCGTTAATGTTTACATGGCGTCAGCTTGCCCGAATGAAGAACTCAACTAATACCAATCTCCTCATGCTCGACGAAACATTTGACTCATCTTTGGATGGAGATGGTGTAGAAAACCTGCTCAAAATTCTAGCTACCCTAGATTCAGATAGCAATACCTTCATTATCAGCCACAAGACTGACGTTTTAGACGGTAAGTTTGAAAATAAACTAACGTTTGAAAAAATAAATAACTTTAGCAAGATGACACAATCTTCCTAAGTTGTTGATACTGAATCACTTACGTTTTGTCGAAAATTAATTTAAACTTTTTTCTAAGTTGTTGATTACCAATACTTTACGGGTGCGGTTCGGGGTGTACATTTCCGGCAGCATTTGGTATAATTATTTCATGATTGGTGATGATAACAATACTAACAAAAGGGAAAAAGTTATGGGACTAACAAACACTGAGGTAAATAAGCTTCACGAGCTTATCTTGAAAGCAAACACTGAACAGCTTACTGAAGCGGTTCAAGTTTTTAATACTTCGCGTGACATGAATGCGCTGAAAGCAAAGAATGCTCTTTCAGTCGGAATGCACGTTGAATGGACCGGAAAACGCGGTCTTAAAAATGGCATGATCACAAAGATTATGAAGAAGAACATTCAGGTTGAAACTGCTCTGGGTGAACGTTGGAGAGTTCCAGCGAGTATGGTTAGAAAACAAGAAACTGTAACCCTGAAAGGAATATAAAAATGGTTAATTGGGCTGGTGTTAAAGAAAAAGCTGCAGAGAAACCAAAGGTGATCATGGTGACTACGCCTAATGACACCGATAATATGTTCTATAAGGTATGGGAAGGCGCGGCGCAAAAAGCACCTGCAGCTGAGGAAAAAGTTCTTCCTATGGATGAAGCTTTAGAAAAATATAAAGACTATATCAAACGCGACTATAAACGATTTGCGGATTCAACGGCAAAAGCAGACGATACCGATTTCCAAAAAAAATATCGGGAAAAAACGATCAAAGACTTTAACGATGGTTTAATCCATGAGGTAGGTAAAAAATACATTAAAATCGTTAAGAGCAACAATCAAGCGTCGGTACATAGCTTTGTCGTTAATGTACACAATGACAAACAATTTAAATACGGAGATATTTTAAAAGCAGCAAGTTGGGCAGCTCCAGCTCGTAACTTCGCCCGAGGCAATGTGTTTGAATCTGACTTTGCTACGACAGCCGTTTCTTGGTGCGGAGCATAAAACACTTGAATATACATCGGCATATTGTTACATGTAAACTAGAAGGTAAGACCGAAGAAGGTCGAGCCTTCCTCAATGCCCGGGGCGACGTCTGGGAGATATTTTATCATGCACATATGAAAGATGGATCGTTTGTAATGCTTAATATAAAGAATGTGCATAACAAAAGATGGGGCAAATTTAATGAAAAAAACTTTAAAATAAGCGAAATTTATGATGTACAAACATAACGGAAGTGTGGTACTATATACTTATGACAGTGAAGATAACAAAAAGTAAAGTGAGTCTCAAGGGGCTTACAGAGTATCAGGATATTGAGCCGATGCTCATGACTCTGACGAAACAATACGGTTCATGGACTGATCAAGATTATGAAACCATTCAAGATGAGATTCATGCGGATAAAACATTTTACGGAGCAATCTCGATCTTCGAAAAGTATTTTAGCTTATATGTTGAATTTACAAACGTTAAAGAAATAGAGGACTCGCCATGAATACAGATTTACTTTATAATGCATTATATGCGGTATTATTGGGTTATTTAATATGGGGGATTATATTTAATGATTAGTGTTGAAGTTACAGGTGGTAAAAAACAAGAACGCGAGTTGATTGATTCGCTTACTGCATTTTGTATTAAAAAGCTTATGCCGCGTAAAAAGAATCTTGATATTGAGATTTCTATTCGCCGAAACTTCGAAACAAAGACCGGACTACTCGGCGGTGTGGTAGATACTGAAGATACAAATACATTCGAAATGGAAATATGTCACACTATGAGTCTTCGAAAGAAGCTTCTAACGGTTGCTCACGAGATGGTTCATGTAAAACAGTTTACTCGCGGTGAGCTCAAACATACCGAATGTATGGCAACCAAAAGTTGGAAAGGCAAAAACTATCATGAATCAGACTACTGGAATTGTCCGTGGGAGATTGAAGCATACGGCCGTGAACTCGGTTTGTTTGTGATGTGGGTAGACGAATGCGGAATCAACGGAGATTTTACTATTGATCCAACATAGGTTTCTTATAAATAGATATAACAATTTACTAACTTTATGGGAACTCTGGGATGGAATCGATTAGCGAGGCTAAGGTCTCAACACTACATTTTTTCGATATCGACGAGACTGTATTCAATACATTCGCGAAAATCATTGTGCGCGATAAGAATACAGGCGATGAAATCGCTCAGCTTACCAACCAGCAGTTTAATTCCTACAAACTCAAAGACAACGAAGAGTTTGACTTTAGCCAGTTCAACGATGCATCATTATTTACCGGCACTTCAAAGGTAATCAAACCTACACTTAACATGGTAAAACAGGCTTATGCCGACCGAAATAGTATTATATTCTTTCTTACAGCTCGGGCAGATTTTGACTCAAACTCAACCTTTAAATCAGCATTCCGCGCTATTGGTTTAAAAGTAAATGATAAACGTATTCGATTTGAGTTGGCAGGCAATCTTCAAAAAGGCACTATTCCACAGAAGAAAGAATATATTATCCGTAGGCAGCTTAATAGATTTAATCCATCGGAAGTAATTATATATGATGATCATATCGCAAATGTAAAGATTGCTGACAGCATTGCAAAAGACTTTCCGGCAACACGATTTAGAAAGATATTAATCACGAATGGTAGGGCCAAGGATATCGGCACTATTAATGATATGAAAGCATTTAAGGAGCACGTACTAATGGAAGATTCATTTCGCGATTTAGATCAAGAGTTTATTGCTAGAGCCACTAAAATAAGTTCGTTTAATATTAAAGCTGCAGACCTTGAAAAACTTACACACAAAAAAGAAATACAGTTTCTCTATTCGACATATTTATTTAAAGGCTTTGATTTAAATTTATTGAGAAGCGGTTTAAATGTAAATAAGGTGAATGCAGCAATTGCTAAATTAAAGCAACTTAACAATAGTGGGTTTAAATCATTATATGATTTTCAACCAAAAGGGGTAGGACCGGGTGAAGCGCTGCTTTACTTTTTAGTTAATGATGCCCGCCTAGGTGGCGGTGGATCGGCCGGGGTTGATGTTATTATTGGTAGTAAGAAATACGAAGTTAAAGCTGCTAATCTTTCAGGAGATAAAAAGTCCGTTACAGGTTTTAGACTTGGAGGCACAGTTGATGTAAGTAAAGAAGTTACTGCCGCGGTCAAGTTAAAAGAGCAACTCGGATTTACGACTAAAGGAAAAGGAAGAGCTGAAGTCAATAGAACCCAGATTAGAGCTATTCAAGCCGAATTTCCGGCTGAATGGAATAAGATTAGTCAGTCATACATTGACAAGGCATATAGATACCTATCCGCTAACCCGGTAATCTTTTTTAATAATAATAAAACGGCCGCTATCGGCCAGATCATTGCTGAAAAAAATGTTAAAAAACAAGATATACAGATTTCTGAAATAACCCAAGGTGGGATTAAACCGAGAGTACTCGTATGATTAATTTTAAAACATATCTTACAGAACAAAAGAATACGCATTTAACGCATATCGAGGACCGCGTATTATATGGTGGTGTGAAAGGAACACGCGAAGCTATTTTTGCGCTACGTTCTATGAGAGACATGCTAGCAGGTAATACAAACAAGCGATCAAATGTAACTGTTAAATGGGACGGCGCTCCAGCAGTATTTGCCGGTACTGACCCGAGTGACGGTAAGTTCTTTGTTGCTAAAAAGGGTATCTTTAACAAGAATCCAAAAGTGTATAAGTCCCACGAAGACATTGATGCAGATACATCTGGCGATCTGAGCGCAAAGCTCAAGGTTGCGTTTGACGAGTTAAAAGATATTGGTATCAAGGGTGTAATTCAAGGTGACATTATGTATACCAAGAAAGATTTAAAAAAGGCAAATATCGACGGAACGAAATATATTACATTTCATCCTAATACAATTGTTTATGCTGTACCTGAAGCATCTGCGCTTGGTAAGCAAATCGCGAGAAGTAAGCTAGGTGTTATATTCCACACTTCATATACTGGTAAAGACTTCTTATCAATGAAAGCATCTTTCAATGTTGATGTCAGCCGTTTAAAAAAGAAATCAAGCGTGTGGTTTGATGATGCCCGCGTGAAAGATATGACTGGTACGGCAAATATGACCGCAACGCAAACCGATGAAGTAAACGCTGCCCTTTCAAAAGCTGGCAAAATTTTCTCTCAAATATCTGGAACAACCCTAAGGGCAATAGAAAACAATCCTGCTTTCGCCCAAGAGATCGAAACATTCAATAACACATTTGTCAGAAAAAGCGAGAAGATTACAAATCCTAAATCGCACGTGCAAAATCTAATCACTTGGTTTACTGATAAATACGATAAAGAAATTGAAAAACGTAAATCACCTGCGGGTAAAGAGAAACAACAATTAAAGAAAGATGAAAGATTATCATTCTTTTCTGCAGAGAATAGTAAAAGTTTAGAGCTTATGTTTGAACTTCAGATGGCTATTATCGATGCAAAAGAATTAATTATTTCAAAGCTAGATGAACTAAAACAACTAGACACATTTATTTTAACTAAAAACGGATTTAGAGTGACAGGGCAGGAAGGGTTTGTAGCAATCACAGATGAAGGCGGAGCGGTTAAGCTCGTGGATCGATTAGAGTTTTCATACAATAACTTTTCTGCTGATACAATTAAGGGATGGCAACGATGATTAAAGGGTTTAGACAATATACAGAACAAGCTGTAAAGCCAGTTGTATTTACATTTGGTCGGTTCAATCCTCCGACTACAGGCCATTTAAAGCTGCTTGATAAAGTTGCAGCTGTAGCAAAAGGTAATGACTATCGTATCTATGCATCGCAGTCTACAGATAAGAAAAAGAATCCTTTACAGTACAAAGAAAAAGTACAATTCATGCGCAAGATGTTCCCGAAACATGGACGTAATATTGTAATCAATACAAAAGTAAAGACAGCGCTCGATATTGCTTCTGAGTTATATGACCAAGGTTATAATAAACTTATTATGGTTGTAGGTGGTGACCGAGTAGCTAGTTTCCAAAAGTTACTAGACCAATATAACGATGTTAAATCTCGCCATGGTTATTACAACTTTATCGAAGGTATTCAAGTTATATCTGCAGGGGAACGCGATCCAGATGCTGAAGGTGTAACAGGAATGTCAGCTTCAAAGATGAGAGCTGCAGCAATGAATGGTGACTTTAAGTCGTTCCAGCTCGGGTTACCTAAAGGATATTCAGATGGCGTAACATTGTTTAATACGCTACGCAAACGAATGGGTCTAAGAGAAATTAGTGATTTTAGAGAGCACGTACAATTAGATAAAATATCTGAAGTTCGCGAAGCTTACGCCCGCGGTGAAGTTTTCAATGAAGGCGACATTGTTTTTGATAAGCTCAACGAAGAAATCCGGATTAAAGAACGTAAGCCAAACTTTATAGTAGATAGTAAAGGCAATAAACACTGGATTACAGATCTAAGTGAGAAAAAGAAACCAATCAAACGAGCATACAGAGCTGGTCTATCTAAGTCTACCGCTTCAAAACGACAAGCTCAGTTCCGCAAACAAGCTAAAATGTCTGATGACGATCCGCGTGCTTATAAGCCTGCGCCTGGTGATGCCCGCGCAAAAACAAAACTTTCAAAGCATACTAAAAAATATCGTGCTATGTTTGGTGAAGACGAGAAAAGAACACCACGTAAAAAAGGCCAACATACTGGATCTTCATCACATTCCGATCTTTATACGGATGAAGATCCAAAAGGAACAATTAAAGGTTTAGGGTTTAAAGATGCTGCAACCGCTAAGAAGGGCATCGCAATAATTAATAAGTCAGATCGAACACATGCACACAAAGTTCAGGCTACGTTAGTTATGCAACAAAGAGCAAAGGTTGCAATTGGCAGAACTAAAGATCCCGAAAAGAAAAAAGATATAAAAGCCGCATATAAAATTTGGACAGCTCATTTAGAAAAGCTTAAAAAGATTACAAAGCAAAAAAATGAAAGCAACGGTATAGACGAGATAACTGAAGCATTAATTACGTTTGCGGGTAAAACATATCCACGTTCTGGACACATGCTTATTCTAGCGGGCGGTGCCGGCTCTGGTAAAGGTTTTGTACTAGATAATTTAGTTGGTTTAGAAGGCAAGGTATTTGATGTAGATAAGCTAAAAAGCCTTGCGCTTAGAACGCCTAAGATTATTAAAAAAGTAAAAGACGAGTTTGGCACTGACATTTCTGAGTTAGATCTAAGAAACCCGGATGATGTAAGTAAATTGCATGAGCTAATTGGTGATGAGCTTAATCTTCCTGATAAGCGCCAGGCGGCTTTCTTTGCAAATGTTCTTGCACAAAAACCAAACTCAAAGCCAAATGTAATCTTTGATGTCACGCTTAAAGATCTTCGGAAGCTTGAAAAAATTACACGCATTGCCGATACAATGGGATACGATAAAAAGAATGTACATATTGTATGGGTAATTAATGATATCGAAGTTGCCAAAAAACAAAATCTCGATCCTAAACGAGGTCGTGAAGTACCCGTGGAAAT